GTCAAGGATTGAGTGTCCCTAAAAAAATGATAGATAATGCCAAATACACGTGGAAGGATACAAAAGGCTGGTGGAATAGAAATAAAAGTAAAGGAGGAAAACACAAATGAACAAACAAATATACGATTTAGTAATGGCAATACTTGGATCTGATTTAACCAAAGACAGTAAGGATGAGATAGTGCGATTTTATACTCTTCCCCGTAATACTCCGGTGCGACCTGTTATTGAACTGCCCGATGATGATATACAAGACTCAATAGGGTCGGTCAAACGATCAAGTTTAAAAGATATCGACAAATCGAGAAACCCTGAAAAATATGCAGGAGAGCAGGCAATGACAGATACATTACGTGATAAAATTAAACCAGATAAGAATGAATAGCAAAAAAGCTAAGAAAATAAGAAAACAATTTGGCGGGGATAAAGCCATAAAAAATGATTCTATATTGAAATACAATTACAGGTTGGCAAAAAGGGGTAAGATTTGATATCTGCCTTAGAGTTTATGATACGTCATTTGCTCAAAGGCAAGTATGAGATTTTAACTATTAAATTTTAATATGAAACAACATATAACAATAGAACAATTAAATGAATTATCTAAAAAAGGGTCAGACAGATTGATTGAATGGTGGACGCCAGTACGAGGAGATAAATATCTTAAAAAAGATTTAAATAGGGAATTATTTTATGGACAGTTGGATAGTCCACATGATGCTGAGGAGGCTAAGCCCGATAAAGTTTATTTTTGTGGTACTGACGGAGAAGGGAAAGAAAGGGACTTGCCACTTCTCTCAATCGGTCAGATGATTGAGTTTTTGGGTGATGGGAGAGATTACAAACATATGCCAGATATGACAATACAATTCAAAGAATTTTCGAGTGAATCACTAGTGGATTATGGAATTGAATTTAAATATGGAAACAAAACAACAAAAGCATATGAACTTTGTGATGTACTCTGGGAAGCAGTAAAAGAAGATTTTAGATAGGGCTTGATAGGTTCGATCAAATTGATAGAAATATCATACTGACACGCGGGTTCGATTCCCGCCAAGTCCACTGTTAAATAAGGAGATATACTCCATAACCTATTTTTTAGGTGTGGAGTTTTTTTGTATAAAAATATGGCATCAAAAAAACCAGAAAAACCGTACAAACAAGCAGAATTTGCAGCATTCCTTGAAACATTGAAGTCGGGGACATCTTCTCATTGGTCACAAATAGGAGAAGTATTAGGGATTGATAAAAATACTATAACTCAATGGAAAAAACTACCAGAAGCTCAAAAAGCAATAAAAGAAGGAATACAAGACGCCATGAATAAGATGGAAACAACAGGCGCTAAAGATTGGAAAATGTGGAAAGAAAAGCTAGGGATGCTTGGTATTCAAACTATTGATAAGTCAGACATAACATCCGATGGTGAAAGATTAGAGGCTCCAATAATATATAAGCCAAAACATGCCAGTAAATAATGAAAATATGGAAACCATTTCCCAAACAAGAAGAGGCACTTTTACATCCAGCAAGTGAAGTATTTGAAATTCTCTTTGGTGGAGCGCGTGGTCCGGGAAAGACAGATGCGGGTATGGTGTGGCTTCTAGGGGAAGAATTACCAAAGGATGAAATAGGCGATGAAGATAGATTATATATTCACCATCCAAGATACAGATGTTTAGTATTAAGAAAAAATGCAGATGACTTGAATGATTGGCTTGACCGTGCAAGTCATATGTATAAGAGATACGGAGCAAGAGTTCTAGGTCAGCCTGCACGTATTGAATTTCCCGGTGGCGCAATTTTTAGAACAGGACATTTAAAAGATAGAAAATCTTATGAAAAGTATCTGGGGCATGAGTATCAAAGAATATTAATAGAAGAACTTACACAAATTCCACGTGAAATATACTATCTTCAGATAATGGGATCATGCAGGTCAACCATACCTGAGATACGACCACAGATGTTCAATACTACAAATCCCGGAGGAGTAGGTCATATATGGGTCAAAGAACGATTCATAGACATAGGAGAATGGGGGAAGCCTCATTATTTCCATTACGACGTACAAGGAAAGAGATACAAATTAGGGAGAGTTTTTATTCACGCCACACTTGATGATAATCCTATTATCCAAGATATTGACCCACAATACATAGTCATCCTTGAAGCACTAAAAGATAAAGATCCTGATCTATACGAGGCATGGAGGCATGGGAATTGGAATATATTCGCAGGTCAGTTTTTCAAAACATATAAAAGAGAGTATCATATAGTAGATCATTTTGAACCAAAAAAAGAATTAATAAAATATAGTGGTTGTGACTGGGGGATGTCAAGTCCGTTCTGTTTTCTAGCAGGTGCTTTTGAGAAGGTGGAATATATAGATTCCACCAACTTGGAAGAACATAAATTTAATAGAGTATGGGTATATAGAGAGTTATACGACAATGAGAAACAACCTCATGAATGGGCTGAGATAATAAAAAAATCAGTGAATTTGGATGAATTTAAAGATAATAGAGCCGATCCCAAGATGTTTCATAGACTTGATGACGGATCGAGATCAATTGCCAGCCAATTCAAAGAGAAAGACGTGACATTGCTTGCGGCAAATAATGATAGGGTTGCAGGTTGGGTTGTTGTGAAAAATTGGCTTTCAATAGCTCCTGACGGATTGCCTTACATGATGTTTTCGGATTCATGTGTAAATCTCATTCGTACACTTCCGGGAATGGTAAAGGATGAAAATAATTCAGAAGATTTGGACACAGATACAGAAGACCATGCAGTTGATGCATTGAGATATATGCTTATGCACATAAAATGGGTTGATGCAAGCCTAGGGGGAGTCAAAAGACAGATTCGTGGCAAGACCATACCAACTCATACCAACATGATTAACATTAATAAATTCCACAAATGAAACCACTAAAAACGCACAAGAGAGTTATAACCGTGATACTAGAAGAAGATGAATTGAATAATGAGGGGATACCGCATATGTTCTATTGTTTCCATTGTAGAATACCAGTACTGCAATATACGGGGTCAGTGATGCACGTGGTACCGGGTATGCACCCATATGAGCCGAGTACTGCCCTAAAATGTAAGGGTACGGCATTTAACAATGGCGGAAATCGAGAGGAATGCAATCATTACTATGCGTTTCTTTCAACAGTGAAAATTAAGAGGTATGTATATTAGTGCGTGATATAATAAATAGAATATTAGGAGATATACTCCATCGACACAACATATGTTTCGTGGAGTTTTTTTGTGCATAATATATGGATAATTCAGAAGAAATAACCAATAAAGATTTGCAGGATAGCATATCAGATGCGCCGCCAGAACTCACCCTTGATGTGGATGATAAGCTTCTTGTAGAGTTTATCGATGCGTATGAACAGAAGGCAAAAGGATATTTTGAAAGTGATGATATCAAACTTACCCAACGAAGGAAAAGAAACAGAAAGTATTATTTTGGCAAACAACTTGAAGATCGTGATGATATAAAGTTGTACGGTGGTCAAAAGAAGGTGCTGGATAACGTCATAAAAGAAGGTGAGGACAATCTACGACCTCTTGTACTTTCTCGGCTTCCCGATATCGTCATTACCGCAGGGACGAAAAACGATAAAAATAAACAGAAGACAGCAGATGCTATAACAAAATCTGCAGAGGCGGTACTTACCCCACGTAAACTAAAGAAAATATTAACACGCGCATTTAGAGATCATCCACTTGACTATACTGCAGTCGTTAAGTACCGATGGGAACCAAATCAAGGAAGTCGTGGCGATGTTGTGTTTGAAAATATTTTGGCTAAAAATGTAATTGTCGATTCTACCGCTACAGAAAACGATCAGGAGAAAATGAAGATCATCATACATTATGTGGAAAAATCACTCAAAGAATGGATTATGCTGTTTCCTAAAAAGGAAGAGATACTTAAGAAATATGCTGAGAAGAAGGGTCATTATGATTCAGATAAAGAAGAGAAATCATTGGCATATAATATAAAACTTGCAGAAGTTTGGTTTGATTGGTCCGAGAAAGCTGAGGAGTTTGACCCAGAGAATCCTGAGTATAAATTCCTATCTGGACTATTATGGAAACTTGGCAGCGATATACTTGATAAGCGTAAAAATCCAAATTGGGATTGGGAGGGTGAAGAAAAGTTATTTTATAACAACCAACCAGTGCCAGATGAAATGATCCCACAAATTGCTATGCTGGGAAATAATCTACCCGGACTAGAAACTAAAAAAGTATTCAGAAATTTCTTTGGTAAGCCACGAAAGCCTTTTATCTTTGCGGGGTTTGAACAATACGGAGAAATGGCTTATGATGCAACATCTCGCATCGAAGAAAACTTACCCATGCAGGACAATTACGACTATCGACTTATCCAAATAACACGGATGATAGATGGCTCACAAGGAAAGCACGTATTCTCTACCTTATCGGGACTTAAAAAAGAAACCGTGCGTGAAATGGATTTGGACGATCCGAATGAAGATATCGTGGTTGATGGAGATCTACGACAAGTTCATACATACCTTCAGAAAGAACAGCCATCACGGGAGATGTATGGTGATCTTGTGCGAAATAGAGACCGAATTATGGAGAAGTTGCATCTATCGGGTGCGGTAAGAGGCGAGATAGAGTCAGATACTGCAACAACAAATCAGATAGCTCGTGAGTCCTCATTTTCTTCGGCAGATGAGCTTGCGGATGCAACTGTCGTTGATATAACAATACAAATGGTTGAGGCTACAGTACATATGATGAAGCTTCGATATACCGAAGAACATTTTGAGGCATTACTAGGGAAAATAGGTGAAGAATCACTAGATAGGCTTGCATATGACATGATCGAGGACGGTATGGAGGTACAAGTCACTGCATCGGGAACGGATAAGCTCAAAAGAGAACGCCAAGCGAAGGAAGAGGCAGCATTGGGTTTTATAGATCCACTGTCATTTTTCAAAGATACCGGACGAATAGATGCAGAGGACCGAGCTGAAAAACTATTTCTATTCCAAACTCAACCGGAGTTGTACTATAAGAAATACGTACAAAAAGAGGAGATCCCCGATATCGCAGAAGAGATAAGAATGAGAAATGAGCAGGCAATGACGCAACAGCCACAAGGTGGAATGGCGCAACCTACACAAAAACCATCACCGGGAAATACACAAGATATGCCAGTGACTCCACAAGGGAGCCCGCGATCTTTAATGGGTCGTGGTGTAGATGCAATATCAAGTATGTTTGGTGGATAAAATTTGTGATATAATAAACGCATGTCAGAAAGTAAAACAGAGGAAAAACCTCAAGTAACCCCAACAGCCCCCGCAGTAGAACCAAAACCAACAGAGACACCTAATCCGGCAACTCCTACGACACCTACACCTCCTACTCCACCAGTAGCTCCTACATTAGATACCGATGCTGCAAATAAACTAAAAGAAGATATATCAAAAGATGTTACTGAGTCGGTATCAAACACCGTATCTCAAAGTATTGTAGAGAGAATAGGTAAGGCACTTGGACTTTCAAAGGAAGAGGCTAAAGAAGAATTACCGAAAGATCCAAAAGAACTGGAGAGCTTTATAAATAAAAAAGTGCAAGAGCAATTGCAAGCAGAGAAAGACGATCAAGAGTCACAAACTGCAGAGACTGAAAAACAACGACAGGAACGTATCGACTCTATAATAACCGACTGGCACTCGCAGTATGAGTCATTATCAAGAATGGGGAAGGTGCCAAAAGTTGAAGATGCAAATAACACCAATGACAAAGGGCTACAATCTCGTAAAAAACTCATCCAACAAATAGGAAAGATGATAGACGAAAATAAAAAGAGTGGAATAGAATATACACCAACCGTTCAAGATGCGTTGCTTGCAAATCCATCAATTTTGAGTGGAGTACCGGGAGCGGACCTTCCTATATCAGGAAGTACGGCAAGTCGGGAAAATAGCAGAGCCTTTTCTAACAAGGAAATACGAGGCAAATCATTTTTGGAGATTGCAGCAGATTCTGCTACATAAAATACTCTTGACAACAGTATTTATATGAAATATACTTTCAATTAGAAATCAAGAGAATAATATCTCAGCTACCAACGTATGGGGCTGATTTTTTTTGTCTTTAAGAGGAATTACCTCAACACCGCAATTTGTGGGTTGGGGCTTTTTTTTGTTTAAAATTTATTTATACATATATGGACGGTATCACAAACTCGAATAGAATTGATAATACGACAGAACGAAAACTTCATGGTAAGGTTGTTGATAATATTTTAGAAGGACCGACATATTTCTCACGACTTATGGGAAAAGGTCAACCATTTATGGGGGATCAAGGACCGTTTGAAGGAAAGACAGCAGATTTTACACTTGATATACAAAATTCTACACAGTTTGAATGGTTTACCGGTATTGAGGATCTAAACTCAGCGGCAGAAGATACCACCATCACTCTCTCTTACGCACACACTGCAGGTACTCAGCCAAAGGTATCTATCATGCTTGAGTCATTTGCAAACGCAGGATCACAAGGTACTATTCCACTTGACGCATTTAAATATCAAAAAGCAGCACAAGAAGCTTTGAGAAATGTTGCAACCGCAGCATATGCAACCGGTTCAAGTGATCGACCAAACGGATTGCAGGCGATTGTTGATAATGGAACAAATGCAGGTACAATCGGTGGAAAATCAAGAACCACCTACACCGCACTTAATGGAACATACACAACCTCAAACGGGGTACTTAGTCTCTCAAAATTAGGAACACTTGATGATGCAGTATCAATAAGCGGAGACATGCTTGGATCACCTAATATTAATGTAACGACATTTACCGCATGGAGTCTGTTTGAACAACTTCTTGATCCATCGGTTATAGCAAACTACAACGCAAGCGGATTTCCAACGATGCCAGTACGAGGAGATGGTGCAATAGCACAAGGCAAACTTGGAGCAAATGGAGGGTTTACATACCTTTCACATCGTGGACGAGCAACTATTAAGGATAAGTTCGCAACAACCGGAGTCTGGTACAAAAACAACGAAGAAACATTTGGATGGATGGGACGCACAATCGTACCTGATGAATACAAAGGTATGTTGTCAAAGGTCGATCTTGGAAGCATGGATGCTTATGAGTCTATAGCAGGAGAAGAAGCACCATCAAGCTTTAATGGATGGTTCTATCAAAAACCACAAATGATGCCAAATTCGGCAGGAACAATTGCACGCTTTTATGTCATCGGACAGATGTACGGCAAGAACTTCCGAATGAATGGACAATTACACAGCATTACAGGTGTCTAATTACTAATATTTAATATACATATATGAACATCAGCCCAATACATTACCATGACGAAGAGTCAACACAATCAGTAGCACTCGGTACTCCTTACGCACAAGGTTCAACCGGTCGCGTATGGAAATACGCAGAAAATGGCGCAGTTGCACTTGGTGCAGGTAAAGTAAACGTATCACCAGTAATAGTTGCAGCTCACGATAATATGAGCTTTAATACTGCACCTGCAATAGGTGATGATAAGGTTCTTATCACACTTGGCGCAACCGCAGTTACAAAAGATCAATACAGAGATGGATATGTCGTTATTCAAGACGGAACGGGTGAAGGTCATTTGCATCCTCTTGATGCACACGCTGCATATGATGCAAGCGCTAACCCTGCAACCTTTTATCTTGGAGCAGGTGAGCAAATTCTTGAAGCAGGCGCACTATCAGAAACTAATGTAGACCTTATCCGAAATAGATTTAAAGATGTAATTATTCCCGCAGATACGTCACAAAATGATGTACCCGTAGGAGTTGCAAATATAGACGTTACCGCAGATTACTTTTTCATGATTCAAACATGGGGAGCATGCGCAGTATGGCATGATGAAGCCGCAGCAAATCTGGGAGAACCCCTAACATTTGGAGCAGGTGCAGCTGGACAAGTAGAAGGAACCGATGCAGCAACTGAACTATCATTTGCAACAGGCGGTCCAGCAGTAGGAGTAGCAGATGAATACCAACTGGTATATCTAAGAATTGAACAATAAAGTTAATATTTTAAAATACTATCATGATTAGAGGAGCAGCAAAACACATCCCAGCACTTGCGCGGGGACTAAAAATTTATCCAGAACATATTGCAGGCATGCTTGGGCTTCCAAGTGTGGGTGATATATATTATGTTGATCCGGGTGCAGGTTCTGACACAGGTAATAGTGGAACTTCAGCAAATGACGCGTTCAAAACCGTAACAAAAGCCCTTTCTGTTATGACTGCCGATCAAGATGATGTTTTGATAATTGCATCCACAAGCTCTACGGGCCGAACCACAGAGGCAGCGGCTATTGACTGGAACAAACGAAGAACTCACATTGTTGGTAATGGACCACTCCGAAAGATCAATCCACGAAATGGAATGAGCTTTGGATCAGCGGTAGTATCACCATGTTTCACGGTATCTGCAACTAACTGCTCATTCACCAATATTTCCATTGCACAATTTAACGATGTAAATGTCTTGGTAAATGTTACAGCGGCATACAACTCTTTCGATCACGTTCACTTCCAAGGTATCGGTCATGCAACAACCGGAGGTGATACTGCAGGACGGTCACTCGTAATTACAGGTGCAGATGAAACTCAGGTTTCAAATTCAACAATTGGACTTGATACGGTAACAAGAAGTGCGGCCAATGCATCACTCGAACTTACTGGAACTTGTGCAAGAACGAGATTTACCAATGTCGACTTCCCAATGTTTGCAGATAATGCAGGCGCATTATGGATAAAAGCCGACACAGGAAACTGTTATGAACGGTTCTTGAAGCTTGAAGGTTGTGAATTTATGAATCCAGACGGATCAAGTTCGACAACTTTAACAATTGGCTTTGATCTTTCCACATCAGGAAACGGCGACATCTATTTGCTCAATTCAAATTGGAGAGGCGCAACTGATCTTGCAAATAACTACACACGACTATTTACTAATAGCCCTGTAGTAGACACCGCAAATCAAGGATTAGTAATTGTAAACGCAACATAATATGAAAGAAGATATAACTAAACCAACTGAGGAAGCAAAAGCTAAAGAAGCTCCTGTAAAAGAAGCTCCTGTAAAAAAAAAGCCGACCAAGAAAGAAAAAAAGACGTTGTTAGATGCAGGTTTCTACAAAGGCTATGATGTTCGATGGCTTCGGGGACTAGATGGTGAGCATCCTGACTTCCATCTCGTAGCAGAATACGATAAAAAATATAATAAATAACTATGACTTCTTCATATAGTCGAGACGGTAACTTTGTGCCGATCACAAATCTTGGCCTAATAACTAAAAAGACGATAACTTTTGCCGGCGGCACTACTGATGCATGGGGTGATGATGCCGGAGCACTTGATGGAGCTGCAATATTTACGGTTACTGGTCTTGTTCAAGCTCGCGTAGTTGCAGTATGTAGTACATTACTTACTGGTGCATCTGCGACAATCGAGGTAGGTATCACCGGCGACACCGCCATATTCATGCCTATAGAGACAGCTACGCAAATAGATGCAGATCAAATATGGATCAATGACGCGGCAAACGCTTCCTATGCTATTTTAGGTGAAGAAGCTGCGGCAGCTGACAACCTTCCCTTATACCTTCTCAATGGAAACGACATTATATTAACGGTAAAAACAGCAAATGTAACTGCGGGAGTTCTTGACCTCTACTGTATATGGAATCCGATATCATCAAATGGTGATGTTGTAGATTCAGGAAACTAATATGGTATAATAAATACCGTATGACTAAAGATACACCACCGGTACAACCGGAGACAAAACGAACACCTGCATCTGATCTTCTCCTTGACTTTCTTAAACAAAATAAAATATCGATTATTGTCGATGAAGTTCCTACAATGAGAGCTCAAGTCGATAAAATAATCTATGCTATGGAGAAAGTACCACGTATACGGGCGCTTTATCTTGACGAATTAGTAGAGAAAAATAAAGATCCAAAAGTTGAGGTAGCAAACTAATATGGCAAAAAGCACATACAAAATGGAGCTTGAGAGACGATCTCAAGATTTATTACGCGTTCACAATCCAACCGATAAAGACTACGTTATAGAATGGGACCGAAAAAACGGAACAAAGCTATTTCGCGTAAGGGCTAATGATGATTCAGTTCTCATAAGATATATTGCAGAAAAATATATCCGTGAGATGTATGAGCATTTGATAATATCCGAGGCAGACAAGGCGGTAGTTGAACGCAATGAAAAAAGAATTGAAAAGGGTTTGGACGCAATGAATAAATTCAAAGAGCAGGAAAGATTTGAGACACCCCTACTTAATAAGTCCACAAAAGAGCAAACAGACATATTAGCTACATTATACGTAGGAGTGGAAAATGAATACGGTATAGATCATGAGCTACAGGAGTCGGTTGAAGATAATATCCCTCAGACATTTGACGATGTACTCAAAGGAGTACAAGAGTCAAAGGGTAAAGTATCAGCTCCACCAGTCTTTGAAAATGAACCAAATAAAAATAGTAAAAAAGATAAAGAAACTAATAAAAAAGAGTTTAAATGTGATTATCCTGAGTGTGATTTTGCGACCTCTCATGCCGTAGCACTTGCAGGACATAAGAAAAGTCATACGATCAATAAAGATAAAGCAGTTGCCAGAATATCAAAATGACAGAATTAAGACGTAAAGTAAGCGCTATATTCAATTTCACGTTTCCAGCAGGATCATATCTCCCCACGTTCAAGAAGCTTGAGGTTGAGGGTAGGATGACATCAAAGCATGTTCATGAGATAATAGGCGCTATCCTTGACGAACTTGAATCATTAAATGAAACATGCAAGACGACAAAGTAGGTGTATTTAATCCCGATATAAAAGACTTCTCCGTACAATATGACATAGATGGCAATATGTCACCTAAGACCTTCACTGCACCAGCCCGCGAAATATCATATCACCTACCGGTCATTGCAAAACACATAAAAAGCAATCTAGCCGATTATTTACTTCACAAACGAGGAATAAAACAAAACCCAGCACTTGATAAGGAAAATATTATTAAAGATGAACTCACCGTATGAATAAAGAAGAAATATTAAAAGATATAGAAAAAGTAGCAAATCACATCTCTGTAATTGTAAATGAGCTGAGTAAAATTAGTGGCGAATGGGAACGTATTGAAGAGAAAAAGACCCAACAGGTTGCTATAAATAACGAACTTGGCACTAAGCAGATCGATCTTAACAATAAAGAACAATTATTAAAGAATCAGGCAGAAAAACAGAATCAGGATATTGTTACTATTCAACGATCAAGTTCAAAGCTTGAAGATATACGTCAAGACCTTAATAAAAAAGAAGATCAATTGTCCGCCCGTGAAGAGTCTGTTGAAAAGCTGGAAGAGATAAAACATGAGCTTGATGAGTATCAAGAAAAATTAGAAAAAAGGAATAAGGAACTGACTGAACGTGAAGCTGTCGTTCTAAAGGACAAGGAAGTTACAGAAAAACAACGACTTGCACTTAGAGATAAACAGGAGATACTTGAAAAGAAAGAGTCTGTACTTAATCGCCGCATAAAAAAGGTGCAGAAACTAGAGGGTATTTAATGATTTAATTTACATATTATCTGTACGAGGATATTACCTCAGCTTATTATAGCTGAGTTTTTTTTGTTTAAAAATATATGGCAAGTGTACCAATAGATGACAATTTCGTTAAAGGACTATTAGTAAAAGGAGAAACAACAGGCGCTGATGTTGTAGTGCTTGGAGATGAGACAACGAAAGCAATGCTTGTAAAACCTGTTGATTTTGAAACACCAGACGGCGATTCGATGGTGGATGATACAAATGATGCTTTAAAAACTGTTATTTCAGGATCGATTACGCCAGGGACAGGAGCAACCAACTTAGGTAAAGCAGAAGATGCAGCACACACATCAGGAGACGTAGGAGTTATGTCTTTGGCTGTTAGAAATGACGTTCTAGCAACGCTGGCTGTTGCAGATGGGGATTATGCTCCATTTCAGGTAAATTCAGCTGGTTCTTTGTATGTTGAAATTGCATCTGGTTCGGTTGTGATTGCAGCTGGAACAAATGAGATTGGAAAATTAGCAGCTGGAGTAGCAGAGATAGGTAATGTAAAAAACTCTGGCACATTTGCGGTGCAGTCAACCCTCCAAACAGGATCAGCAGCCATAGGTAAACTTGCTGCAAACTCAGGTGTAAATATAGGGGATGTGGATGTTTTGTCTCTCCCTGCCATTACGGGAACGGTAACTGCAAATCTCAGCGCTACTGATAACACCGTTTTGGACAATATTGACACATCAACCGCAAGTAAATACATAACAGGAATCGCACACGGAGTAAAGACCATAACGACCGCAGGAACGGATGAAGCACTTGCAGGGTCAACCGCATGTAAGCGAGTGACTATTCAGGCGCAAACCGATAATACCGGAGGGATTGCAGTTGGTGCAACAGGGGTGGATGCTACAGAAGCAACAGGTACAGGAGTACTCCTTGGAGCAGGTGACGCATTTGAATTGGAAATTGACAATCTCGCCGATGTCTATATTGACTCAACGGTCAACGGAGAAGGCGTGAGATATTCATACTTTACATAAACTATGGGAGTTGTAACACGGGACGTAAAAACAATCAGGAAAGCAGGAGATACCAAACTCAAAGGAGATGTAACCTTAACTGGTGGCGCAAATATAACTTTGACTCAGGCAGGTCAGTATATATCAATTGCGGCAGCAGGAGGAGGAGGAGGAGGCGCACCAACGGATGCAACGTATTTAACACAAACAGCAAATGGAGATCTTTCCGCAGAACAAGCACTTGGAGCATTATCTACGGGAATAATGAAGGTAACAACAACAACAGGTGTTGTATCATCAGTTGCAGCCCCATCAGGTGCTATTGTTGGAGATACAGACACACAGACATTGACAAACAAGACTATTGCTTCTCATTTAGCTTACACAGATACAAGAATTAAAATTGGTACTTTTACAATAGATGTGACAACGGCAACAGGAACTCAGGCTATAACTGGAGTTGGGTTTGTTCCAAAAACTGTTCAATTCATGTATACCATTGACCAAACAACAGAAACTGGTTTAGGTTATGATGATGGAACATTACATTATTCAATGGCTCATTATGGAGTAACAAACTGGACAATTTCAGCAAGTGGGTCTATCTATCCACAGCAAATTGATGGAGGAGCAAATAATTATCTAGGATATATTCAAAGCATGGACGCAGACGGATTTACTATATCTTGGACTAAAGGAGGCTCACCAACAGGAACATTAACTATTTATTATACGGCTTTCAGATAAATAATTTTTAATAATAGATAAAAAATATGTATGAGACCAAAATACAACAACTACTCAATACGAGAAGAAATCAAGCATTTATTTATGAGAGGAATATAATTTAATTAATAAACTTATGAGACAAACATTTACAGATTTAATATCACTATCCCAGAACTTGGCGGGTAAAGACACCAGTACCGCAACACAGACTTTTTTAAAACAACGAATAAATAGTCGTTATGAGACTGCACTGGCAAAGCTTCCTTCACATTTTTCAGAGATCACAAAGACCTTTGCAACCGTGGCAGATCAACAATACTACCACTATCCACCTAACATCAAAGAGATAGAAAATATTTATGTGACCATAGGTTCACAAGACTATCCACTTACTCCAGAGATATCATATGCACAATGGACAAAGTTGAATGCAATTACTTTTCAAGCAGGGGCGATACCCGATAAATTTTTCAAACGACAACGAGATTTTGGCATCTATCCCATACCACAAAGCGCATATACTACCACTTTAGCCTACACACTACGTGCAGGTGGCATGGTTTACTCCGATTATGTCACTGGGACAGTTACAGCTACAAAAAACGATGCGACAGTAACAGGAGCGGGAGGTGCTACATGGAGTTCGTCAAATGTGGTAGGTGATATTATGTGGTTTGCATTGGCAGATAGTAATGGCGAGCCACGAGGTGACTGGTACAGAATAGCATCACTAACAGATAGTACTAACTTAGAGCTAGAATCGGTGTTTGAAGGGACAACTGAGGCAGGTGCAAGCTATATCATAGGTGAATCACCTGAGTTACCGGAAGAATTACATGAAGTACTAGCATATGGTGCGGTTGCAGATTACTATGCAGGATTCAGACAATCACTTAGTAAGGCTCAGTCATGGAGCAATATGTACTGGACCGGCGACTTCGATAATAAATCTCGTGATCTTTCCGACAAAAATGTAGCCGGTGGGCTTCTTGGATTTTTGAAAGACAACCAAGCGCGTCACAACTCACAGCTTATAAAAAGGACAAACACATCAGGAAGAAATAAAATATGGGCAAGTACGCTATCTGATAGTTAATATACTTCTATGGCACAAAGAAAAATCATAATATCCGACTTTTCAGGGGCAATAGCAACTACATCTCAGAAAAAGGATATTCCAAACTCTGCACGATTTGTTAAGGGTATGAATCCCTACGAAGACCCTGCATTTATAACCTTATCACGCAAAGCTACAAAGGTATCAGGCTCAACGGTAGATGGTCTGGTACATTGGTCAGAAGATGGCTCACCGTGGGATACAAATAGATATTTTTATGATTCACAAGGCAAGATATATCGTGAAACATCTGGCGGTACATGGTCATCACTTCGTACAGTATCAGGAGGCGGTGGTGAGGGTCTTCTCAATTTTGATAATTATTTATATTATCCACAGGGTACGGAATTGGGAAGATACGGTCCCCTTGATGCAACTCCTGCATTTCAAGACTCATTTTCTGGGTGGTGGATTGCAACTCAATTGCAAGATACAGGGGGAGGTAATGCTGCTACGGACTATACAACGACCACATCAATCAATGAAGGCGCAACTCATAGACAAACAGTTGTCGTTACATATGATCCAATAAAATCTATCGATATTAACGTAGACGTTGTTGGTTCTGGCGATTGGACGGTAACGCTTCATGATGCAGCCAATAATTCTATAGCCGCCAAGACTATTGTGAATGGATCTATGGCTACAGGAGATGTCACATTTACGTTTGCTACGCCGGCTCGTACTACTCCGGGAGAAACATATCACATTCACGTTACTACAACAGTTGCAGATGGAGGCGTGGATACTGAAACGGCAACCGATCTTGAAGGCGCTTACTACTTATTTCAATACGCCCCGCTTATAGATGTAGACTTCCATCCTATGGTCGAGTTTCTACAGGGATTTGTCATTGGTAACGAACGGCATGTAGGATATTTTAACAATGCAACGTATAATCCAAATGCGATAACTTTAGCCGCAGGCTTTCAAGTGAGGTCAATTGCTAAAAAGAATGAGTTTATTGTTATAGAGTGCTTCAAAGGATCATCCATACAGACGGCAGAGGCGGCACGCAGGTATTATTGGGATGGTATAGAGCCGACATGGAACTATTTTGAAGATGTCAATATCGGTCCGGGGCATGCAGTCACAACAGTCAATAATGGAACTGAGTTTTTCGGTGTATATGGACATAGGGGAAAGGCATATAAAGGAGCAAGTCAGGTATCAGGTGATGCTCCAAAGTTGGCACGAGGTAAATATATCGAGGTGTATCCCGGAGCTATAACGCAGTATGATGGGCGGGTACTTATTGGATACGCACAAGATACAGACGATAATACGGCATTTGAAAAAGGAATATATGAACATGGTCGTGAAGACGACAAACTACCAGAGGTATTTAATATGACGTACCTTTTATCAACTGGTACAACGCAAGGATCAAATACGGAGATTGGTTTAGTAAAGACGCTGGGTACTGATATATATATCGGGTGGCGTGATGGCGCATCTACGTACGGTGTTGACAAGATAGCACTTGGTGACGGTGCTTTGGCATCTGGTGCGGCTTGGGAAAGTCTCATTTTTGATGGAGGCGATCCTGATAAGTTCTTTCAAGCTATAAAACTAGAAATAACATTTGAGCCCCTTACTACCGGTCAATCGGTAACGCCAAAGCACAAGCTTGATCGGGCGGCAAGCTTTACCAATGGCACAGCATCAAGTACTGTAGGAGATACACAGGCTGATGTGTATATAAGTACGCTATGTAAAGAGTCAGAGTTTGGTTTTACTCCTGCATCATCAAGCAATACCTATCCGAAAATTACCTCAGTGAAATTTATATATGATGATTTAGCGCAGGAAAGCGAAGATTAATATGAGAAGGTCACAGCGTGATTTTATAGCACGATCTACAAAGTCACGAAATACACAAATAGTACACGTAACAGATACCGTTGAAAAGTCTGCGACACTCGCGGCAGGTGCGGATACTGTTTTTGAGATGACTACCTCATCAAAGCTCGGTGTGCCTGTTTTTGTTCAAGAGGATATATCATTATTCGAAAGCTCTTTGTCCGCCGGCAATTTAATACCAAACGGTGCAAATATTAGCATGTCAGATTATCAGGTTATGGGACCGTGGCGAGAACAATCTGATGGTGATGGTAAGAATATAGTAAGTAAGATGTATGTGAGAAATGCGGGGTCGGGAACTAGCGCAACTGATTTTAGTAAAAGAGTAGCTGCTAGTGCTGATGATGGATTTATAGTATCTTCTTGGGATTATACAGGAACTACTACTGTGATGGGTGCTGCATCTTTTACTCCATACACAGCGGGATATAGATTTAACAGTGTCACCATTCCCCAAGGGGATACTATAAATTCTGCTACTATTAAATTGAATCCAATATTTGATGGATCAGGTAGCATCCTAACAAAAATTTATGGTATAGATGAGGATGATACGGCAGATTTCTCATCAGATCCTACTGGAAGGACTAAGACAAGTGCAAGTGTCGATTGGGATTTCGGACCAGTGACACAAGATGTGATTGTAACGTCCCCCGACATATCTACCGTAGTGCAAGAAATAGTAGATAGGGGAAGTTGGGCATCTGGCAATGATATGGGATTTCTAATATTGGATGACGGCTCCACATCTAATAATAATATTAGTTTTGATTCTTATGATGGAGTGGCTGGTAGTGCGGCTCTATTAGATATTAATTATGGAGATGAAGTACCCGCAGAAGATAAAACAGTCCTTTTCCGTGGTCGTACAAGGTATATTACAAGTCGTAACGATGTTACAATGATTTAATATGAATAGAATAACACAAAGAGATATGATACCAACTGCGGTTAAAAGCCGTACTCTAGGAAATATCATAAAAGTTACAGATGTTGTAGAGGGATCATCGACTATAAGTGATGGTGAGGATTTACTATTTACTACTATCCTTACCAATAATCAAAGCGCTAATATAATAGGTGAGCCCGAATGGAGTTTATGGCAAGACTCAATCTCTGCAGCAAATCTCATACCCAATGGATCTAGTGTTGACATGAGCGAATATCAGATAATGGGACCATGGAACGAGTGGACTGAGGCTATAATATCTGCAGGTGCAATTGATATAGCAGTGCCAAAATTTGTGCTGACCAGCCGCATATATGTAAGAAACATATCATCTGGCGCATCTACTCCTATTATTGCAAGAGCGCGCTTGAGGTATATTACCAATTTGACCGATGTGACATGATAAAAACAAAAATACTACAATTTAAAGATGGAAGAAGGGCGGTATCTAAGGGCATGTCTATTTCAGTAAATAAGCAAGAGCCCGTAAAAGAAGCATCTATCGGTTTGGAAGGGCAAAACCTAATAAACGCCCTTGAAAATCCTGAGTCAGTAAATATTGATGAGGTGCGATTCGATATAGTCAAGGGACAATAAAAATGCTATAATGCAAGAAAGTACGTTAAGGAGCAATCACTCCAGATTCCGATTTGTCGGAACTGGGGTTTTTTTTTATTTAAAAATACATATATGAATCCAAATAGCATATCAGACCTACGAGATGTAAGAGCAAGAGGAGCAAATACTGGTGACATTCGAGACTTTAATGGTCAGAAA